AAAATGTTATAGGCATATTATCGCTTGCTATCCAATTATAAATTGGGTCTCTTAAACTAGCAACCATATCCTGACCTACTAAAGTCATATCACTTAATACTTCTGTTTCGTTTGTTTCCTCCATTAACATTCTATCCATAACATAGATAGAAAAATTGTATTGTATTTGCTTTGCTAATATTTGGGCATCAGTTAAAGTAAAAAACATAGCAGGGTAAGTTACCTCCCCATTACTTAAACGTTCCCAAACATCACCAAAATAAACAAACTTAATTTGCTCGTGATTGTTTCCGAATGTTGTTATTTGTTTTACTATTTGATTTAGGGTCATTCTTTTTTGTTTTTTCTAAATAAACTTTTAGCTTATTTTGATTCTTAATGTTTGCTTCTTTGCTCATATTAACATCCTATTTTACCCTGATACTTTTCAGATAAAGGTCTTTTATCCCAACAAGCACAATCATCATCTAAATATAGGCTAGTAGTATAACCTTCTAAATCAGGTACTATTGTATCAATACCACTTGTAAAGTTTAAATATTCAGGATACAAAGTATTATTCTGTCTTAAATATTTAATCATTCTTTGCTTGTAAAATTCTGCTCGTGTTCTATATCTATTAGCAACATCAATCATATCCTGCATAGAAGGATTTTCTGTGTTATCACCTGACTTTCTTAATAGACCTTTATTATAAAATTGATATGATAACCCCATAGGAAGTTCACTCATAACATAATAAATTAAGCAATCAGCTACATAATTATTTAAAAGTAATACTTCATTAGCGTTTAAATTAGCTGCAGTTATTCCTGCTTGTAATCTATTATATAATGTACTACCCAAAGTAGGTAATATATACATATCCTGTGCAGTCTTTATTTCAGGCAATACTAACTTTTCATCTACATTAGCGTGTAATCCTGTTCTATCTTTTATACCTTGTACAGATATAAATAATGTATTTAATGACATTTCTTATTTTTTTCTTGTAACTATATTTGTTTTCCACTCGTGTCTGCAGGATTCACTATGCTCGCCACTAGGCATTGTCCACCATCCTCCACCTCTATCCCAAACAGAATAACCTAATCTTGCACTCATTGATTCTATATCACTTCTACTATATAACTTACTAGCATCAATTAAAGCCTTGCAAAAAGGTCTACTATTAGTTATGTCTGAATTATCAAATCCTGATTTCCAACCATAAGAATAACGAACTAAAATTTCAGTTGTTTGTGGCTTTGTTTCACCTACTGCTTTACTTAATGGCTGTGATAACTCTCTAGAAATTATAATATTGCTATTAATACCTTTGCCTATTTTTGTTTGAGTAGTTTTTAGAATCTTTCTATCTTCTAAATCTTTTAAAACTGTATTAATAGTTTCAACACTTTCATCTAAAACCTCTGCTAATACTTCAGGAGTAACATCTTTTTGTTTAGCTATTTGGTCAAGTATATCTGATTCTAATTGGTTTACATCAGCAAACATATAAAAATCTGCTTCATCACTAAAACGCTTTTTAGATTTCCAAATGTTATAACTATCTTTTGCTTCGCCAAATTCAAAAAATACTCCAAAATCTTGTGCTGCAAATTGAGCATCTAGTTCTTCTGAACCTAACCAAGTATTAACTTCTTCATCACTTAACGCATATCCTGTTTTAAGCATTGCTCCTGCTTGTTCTCTGTTAATTTTGCCTTTAGTAAACTCACGAATAATACGCTGCATATTTTGCCACTCACGACCTTTTAAACCTTTTATATGTTCATTAACAGATAAACTTTGTGCAGGTGCTGCAGCATCTTGTGCAGGTGCATATTTAGTCATATCAATTCCTATCTTCTCTAATACCCACTCTTTAGGAGCAACTGAAACTATTGTTTGCTCACTAAATTCTATTCCTAATGGTTCAGTAGGTATAATCTTTATTTCACTTACAACACCTTTTAATTTAGCTAACATATTAAATACACTTTCTAGGTGCATTTGTTTAGCGTTTACATAAGTATTCTTAAATATTTCGTAGCCATCACGCATTTCCGTTCTAGTTCCTAATGCACCTGCTTGAGCAATACCCATAATTGATGGAGTAGTAACTTGATGCCCACTAAAAATATTAGTTTGTATTAATTCATCTATCTTACCAAAATCCTCTTTAGTTAAATCACTTGTACCTAAATCATCTACGACAGGCTTCCTAGATATGTCATTGACAAAAGCAATCATATACTTTTTACCATCAGCACCGCTATAAGTCTTTCTTAATCTATTATCTACATTTCTTTTTTCTTCATCATTAGGCTCACCATTTGGTAAGGTAATAAGTTTACTAGCAGAAAACCCTGTTTGAGCATTACCTAAAATATGTTTAGATACTTCAATATCAGATTCAATATAGTTAAGTGCAGCAAAGTAACTAGGCAATCCATATATACCTATGTTTGGTCTATATTCCTTAATGTATAAAATTTGCTTACCTATTGGTTGTTTAGGATTAAATGCAGCAACTACTTCAGGCTTAACTTTGTTATCTTTCCAATCTTCTTTATACCAATACTGCGTATTATCTTTATTCGTGCGTATCTTAACATAATCACAATGCCATATCTCTGCTAAATTACCTGCTAAATCCCAAATAACTTCCATATAAGCACCGCCAAATATCTCAATGTCTAAAGATACCTTTCTAGTTAAATCATCTAAAGATTCAACTCTATTTGCTTTATCAATAAACGCTTGAGCATCTGCATCACCTGACCAACCATTACCTGTAATGTAGTGAACCTTGCTTTTAATGATGGCACTATGCTTTGATGACTTGTTATATAAGTCAACTATATATTCAGGGTAATCATTATTTTCCCCATATTTTATGTATCCGCCATCAATACCTTTCTTCTCTTTGAATTCAGGTTGCCTAGCTTCTGCGAATGTTAATACTCTTAAATCTATCATTGTCTAATGGTATAAGTGTCTGTTGTTGTATATTCTGTAAATGATATAGTAGTACCTGAAAGCCACATAATCCCTGTTTCTAGCTTGTTTAAGCCACTAGGATTTGTGTTGTTAGTACTTGCTTGTTCATAAATCTCATAGGTGTATTGCCCTTCTAAAGCAGTATTAAAGTATGTATTAGTTACAATGCTAAATTCATTGAACCTGTCTTTATATGAACTTAAATCTGTTGCGTTTAATTTGACAAAACTTATTACTTCATTGCTACTTCTATTAGTAAATACAAATAAATAGTTTGGATTAGTCAATAACTGCTTTTCAGTTAATGTTAACACAATAGTATTTGTTTCGCCTTTAGTAAAATGTATCATTACTAATATATAGGGAAATTGTCAATGTTTGCAAAAACATAAAATGATAGTAAAATTTGACATAATCTGTAATAAAGTGATGCCAAATTCGGTAGTATTGTTACCTAAATATATAAAAATGTAAACCTATTACTTTACTTAATGGGTTCTAAAGTAAAACAATAACTTTACTATTTTACTTTACTCAATGTAGTGAGTAATTTTACTCAATGAGTCGTAAATGATTGATAAGCGGCTCACAAATGATTGATAAATGCACATCATAAAGTGCAATTAATGACTCATATTGTTATCATTAATGTCAAATAAGACACATTATGGTGGATATATATAACATAAAAACCCCCACCTAGAAAACTAGGCAGGGGAACTAACTATGAAAAACTACAAACCTAACCTGCAGTTGTAAGAGCAGCAGCAACGGCACTATTAACTTCAGGGGATAAGCTAGGCTCTGCTCCTGTAAATGTTAAAGTATATCCGCTTCTGTCTCCTTCAGCAGTACCTGTTGCGGCACTACCTGCCGTTAAGTCTAATGCTCTTGTTTTACCTACGTACCAATACTTACCATTGTTGTCTTTAGCAACTGCGACAAGTCTATTCTGTGCTAATAATAAGATTTCATTTCTTGTATTAGCTTGTAACTTATTTAAAATTATTGTCAATTCAGGGGTAAAATACAAAGTACCATTTTGAACATTTGATGCTACATTCTCTGTAAGCATTGAAGTTCCTTTGGTTAACTCATATTTATAAAACCTCTTACCTGTTGCTTTTACTAATGCAGTAATTACACCACTAGCTTCGGTAGTTGAAGTTACATCTGAACTTGCAATAAAATAAACTTCCGTAATTCCACCTAAAGAATCACGACAATCTAGGGTATATCCCTGTGTTAATGCACACGCCATTTTTGTTTATTTTATTTTATTAAAAAATGGGGAGTATATTTCAACTCCCCTTATAATTAAATTGCTACTTTAACGATTTCATCTGGAAACGCTACGTTCACACCCA